ACTATCAGCCTCATTATGGGCAAACCAAGTTGCATTATCCCACAAAAGATAGTGCAAGGTTTTTTGTTATGGTGTGTGGTAGAAGATTTGGAAAGACTACAGCTTCAGCTATGGAAGCGACTTATTATGCTTCTCAGCCTGATAAAAAGATTTGGCTAGTAGGCTTATCTTATGATAAAGCAGACCTTATGTTTAGAGAAGTATGGAAAAATATGGTAATAGGTCGTGCTAGTGATATAGAAAGAGCTTCTGAAAAAGAAAGGTTTATAAAGTTTAAGTGGGGCACTACAGTAGAAGCTAAATCTGCAGACAATCCTGATTCACTTGTTGGAGAAGGTTTGGACTTGTTAGTTATAGATGAGGCTGCTAAAGTAAAAAGGCGAATATGGGATATGTATTTATCGCCAACTCTTTCCGATAGAAAAGGGAAGGCTATATTCATCACGACTCCTGAAGGATTCAATTTTGTTTATGATTTATTTCTCTTAGGCAAAGAAGATGATTTATGGGAATCTCATCAAGCCCCTTCATGGGATAACCATTTTGCCTTCCCTGACGGAAAAAAAGACCCCTTTATTCTCGAAAGAAAAAGGAATATGAGTAAGGAAGTGTTCGACCAAGAATATGGAGCAAGGTTTACTTCTTTTGCAGGTCGTGTTTACCCATTTGAAAGGGATTTAGATGTAGGAGATTTCCCTTATAATTCAAATTATCCTACTTTTTGCTCCATAGATTTTGGCTATCGTATGCCTGCTGTTGGTTGGTTTCAAATATATAGGATTGCAGGTATATGGCATATAAATATGATTGACGAAATAATACATAAGACAAATATAAAAACAGATGAGCTTGCTTTAAAAATTAAGGCAAAACCTTATAATGTCTTTAAATATTATGGCGACCCTGCAGGTATGCAAGCACAAGGGCAATCAGGGTTAGGAGATATAGAGATATTTAGAAGAAATGGCATAGTTATACATACAAAAAGAGATAAAACGTCAAGAAATATATCTTCAGGAGTATCTCACGTTAGAAGTTTTATAGAAAATGCACAAAATGAAAGATTTTTACATATAAACAAAAAATGCACAGGAATGATGGAAGATTTAGAAAATTATCGTTATCCTGAAGCAAAAGAAGGGCAAGACTTAAAACCTGAGCCATTAAAAGACGGTTATCACGACCATGCTTGCGATATGCTTAGGTATTTTTTTATAAATCAGTTTCCAATTAAAAACAGACAATTCAAAGTGAGGACAAGATGATAAACAAAACGATAGAAGAAATAATAGCTCAATCCGTAAAGGAAAGCAAGCTAGAAGCTCAAAAAAACAGAAGAAGATGGGTTAGAAAAATGCTTAACTATTACGGTGGCAATGATACTGAGAGATATATATCAAGATATTTTAATTCTTCGGCTTTTCAAGAAATTCCTTGCTATAATGCTAATTTTACAAGAAGGTTTATAAATAAAATGAGCAGAATTTATACTGTGGGAGCAAATAGGAACGTAAGTAAGCAATATGAGCAATTAACAATAAAAAAAGATGCTAGAATGAAGCACGTTGAAAGGATGACTCGATTAATGGGTACAGTTGCGACTCAAATCATATATAAAGAGTTTCATGGTATGCCTTATTTTGATTATAGACCTGTTTATTATTTTGACGTTTACTTAGAAGACCCATTTACTCCTGCTGCTATTATGTATCCTATATTAATGCAGCCTGATGATATATCTTATTCAGAAAAACTAGAATGGGCTTATTGGGATAAAGAAGTTTATATTCATTATGATGAAGATGGCTCTATTATTGAAGAATATGAGCATGGATATGGTGTTATGCCTTTTGTTTTTACACATAGAGAAGAACAAATAGATGAGTTTTTTGTAGACGGAGCAAATGATATTGTTGATTGTAATGAGCAAGTAAATATTGCAATGACAGAGATGCAGCTTGGATTAAGGTTTCAAATGTTTGGTCAGCCTTATATGACAGGGGTTGATAGCGATAAAAGGATAGAAAGAGCAGGGTCAGACCAAATTTTAGACCTTCCTGAAGGTGCAACATACGATATTGCATCTCCTGCAGGTGATTTAAATGCTGTAATTGAGAATATTAAGTTCCAATTAGACTTAGTTGCTCAAAATAACCACTTATATGTGCAATTTGCACAAGATGGTGGCGAAACTCCTTCGGGCATCGCTTTGAAAATCAAGGATTTAGAGAGATTTGAAGATTATCAAGACGATATCGAGCTTTGGCGTATGTATGAGCATGAATTATATCATGTTGAGCGACATATTGCTGAATATAACAATATAAAGCTGCCTGAAAGGTTAAAATTAGATTTTAATGAGCCTGAATACCCAAAAACTGTTCAAGACCAAATATTATTAGACGAACATCGCATAAAACACCACATGATTGACGAAGTAGACCTTTTAATGTCTTATAATGGTGATTTAACAAGAAAAGAAGCCGAAAAAGTCATAGAAAAGAACAAAGAGGCTATGGAAGACCCACATTATGCAACTATGGAAGGTAAAAATACAGAAAAAGCTCCTGAAATAGAAGAAAACCCTGAAATGGAAGAAAATAATGAATATTAAATTAAATATTACTTATGATGCAGAAAAGTTAGAAAAAGAATTGCCTAGAATTTTAGATAAGCTCTCAGGGCGTATGGCTGAAAGTGCTTTAAAGTTTTACAGGAAAAATACAAAAAAAGGACTAGACTATAAAGGACATAAATTTAAAAAACTAGAAGATAGAACTATAAACATGAAAAGAAAAAAACAAGGGTATTATAAGAAGGCTTCAAAAAATAAGACATTAATAGCAACAGGTAATATGCTAGACAATCAAATAAAAACAATTTTTAGCACAAGTGAGGTTGCTTATGGCGTAGAGGTTAGAGGATATGGAGCTTACCATTATACAGGGGCAGGTAATAATAAAGAAAGAAAATGGTTTGGTGCTTCTGAATATGTTTTTAAAAATATTATGGATAATAAAAAGATGGGAACATTTAGAAAACAAATAGCGAAAGCATTTAAAAAATAATGTTAGAAGAAGACATATTAATCCCTGAAGATGTTTATGATGAAATTTGTATTATAATGGATTGCGACTATATAACCTTTATGGCTATTAGCTAGTCTTTGAAGATTCTGCTTGAATTATCTTATTTTGCCATTCTTTCCTTTGTGCAGGTGTTGGTCTACGGTTTTTTAATGGCGACACTCCTACTTTCTCTGCTCTCTTACGCCACCTATACCATTCTCTCTGCTTGGCATTATATTCCTCTTTATCTACTACTTCTTTTACTTTTTTGCTCTCTTTTATAGTTCTTAATCTTTGATTTTCAGGATTTCGTGGTGGCAAATCAATCTCCTCGAAATCAACATCGGTCGCAGCCTCAATAATCTCATCATCTTCTACAACCTCGCCATCAGCCTTATTTAAAAACATCTCGTAAGGACTTATAGTAACATTAACAACATTCTTGACCAACTTACCACTATGCTCTAATATTAATCGCCCTGCTTGCACATTCCCTTCTTGTGCTTCTCGAACCATAGCATCTAAGATAGAAGGTAACTTTGAATCAAACTCACTCATGTAAGAATTATATATTGCAAGGTGAAATTCAGGGTCTTCTCTCCAATTTTTGACAACCTTAAAACTGACACCTAACTTACTTGCCACTTCTTGCACCGTAATACCATGATTAAAGGCGAATAATTGAATCGCTGCCTCTTTGTGTGGGTTTTTCTTTTTATTAGCTAATTTTGCCATATTATAACTTACAAAATAAAAGTTAAACGTCAAAGTTCTTTGGAATTTCTCTTTTCAAAGTTGTTTTTTGTATTTTGTGTGGAATGTGAACCCTTGAACGCCTCCTATTCGTATACCCCTATACCCCCCTAAATAAAGTTATCCACATGTTATCCACATATTATCCACATGTTGATAAGTTGTTAATAACTTTCTTGCTAAGATTTTACTTGCATATTAAATATATTAGTTGTATAGGCTTAAGCCGTGCACGTTTTACACGTTTAAAAGATATTAAATTATTGGTATGGTATAGAGTGCCCCTATTTCATACCATATACAACATATACAATATATACATATAACCCCAAATAACCCCCATTTAAAGCCATATTATTACAAATAGATGTCATTGTATAGGCTTAACCTCTTTTAATTGCTGTAAGCAAAAAAAAAATTTTTAGATATTTTAAGAGGAGAAACCAAAATAAATAACAATTAAATGTAAATAAAACTTGTGTAGTATTGTAAAGTAATATAGATTATAGGGTTGGTGGTTGGTTGTTGATTGGTTTTTTGATATTGTTGGTTTTTTGGCTTGCCTGCCTGTCGTTGTTACAGAAGCGTTTAAATAGAAGCCTTTTCTCATGTAGAAAATAAAACTTTTTTTGTTGTTGTGTTTACAGCAACAAACCCCCCTTAATTGCGGGGGTTTAATGCTACAAAAAGATTTAGATTTTACACAACAAAAAAAAGGGGATAAAATGAGTACAACCGACAGAGAAATGGCAAAAAGAATATTAAATG